GGCTTATCTTTTGCGTCGTCCGTTTTGTAATAGTTGTGTCCGTTGCATCTAGGGCATACCAACGTCCTAAATCCGCGTTTATTCACATCGCTTTCGATTCGCTCCCTTATCAGGTGCTTGTTCCTACAGCGAGTGCATTGCACAATTTCATCGCGCTCTGGGTCTTCGTCGAGCACTTTGGGTTGCTCCATAAATCCTCCTAATCAAACAGCTTTCAAATGTGCCCGCCCGGCCGCCGTGCGTCCTGCACGGAGGTCAGCAAGCACCTCTTCTAGTTCCGGCTCGGTCGCACCATCCGGAAACCGGCGTTCCAAGTCAGCCCGTATTTCTGGCCGAAACTCACTCTGCAAATGCCCACGCAGCCAGACCATCATTTGCACAATGTTCTTGCGCTTTTGCTCGGTCTCCGACGCACGCAATGCCAGATCCTGCGCCTTCGGCAGCAAGCGTTCAGGCAGCTCGCCTTGTCCCAGGTGCGAATGCGCGACCATGCCCTTGCCGTCGTTAAACTGCTGAAACGGCCGCACGTTCTTGCGCAGCAGCGCCTCCGCCTCGTCCAGGTTCACATCGCCGTAAGCGGTGCGGGCGATGTCCTTGGCTGCCTGCTCGGCCACCGTTAGCGGTGCGGCGCGGTGTTCCTCGCCGATTAGCGCGGCGCTTTGCAGCTGACCGAATTCGGTAAACTCGGTCTCCGGCATGACCTCAACCAACAGCGGTTCCTGGCCTAACCGCTCGATCTCCACGCGCACCGCGCCGTCGGCCAGCAGCATCGGCATCACCTTGACCTTGTCGCGTTGGCTGTAAAATTCCGCCCATTGCGTCAGGTCGTACACCCGGCTCTTGCCTATTTCCGGGTGCACAAAGGTAATCAGGCCGTCGCGCACCTGCCGCGATGCTTCTTGGCCCGTCAAATACCAGGCGCATACCTTGCGCTCCGGCATCTTCACCAACGCGTCCGGATAACGCAGAATCAACTGCCACAAATCATCACGCACATGCTTCTCGCCATCGTGCCGACGCACCCGGCAATCCACATGCTTGATCATGTTGGCGTTGTAGTCGCGCACCCAACGCTCGGCGGCCTCGTTCAGCTCTTCCACGCTGCTGACCGGTTGTTCGCGCAGCCGCGATTCAAAGTGCATTTCCACGATGTGGTTAGCCTTTTCCACGCCGCCCTTGACCCAGGCGTGGTGGGTGGCGTGGGTTTCGTGTACTACGCCCAAGGCGTCCAACAGGCGCACGATGCCGCTGCTGGTATTGGCGCTGCCTTTGTCCCACAACAGCCGCTTGGGTAAGCCGTGCGACAGGCGCTGTGGCTGCTCGCCCCAGGTGTGCAGCAAAAAATCGAACAGGCTGGCCTGGTTCTCGCCGGCGGCTTGGTAATACTTCACGTCGATCGATGCCGAGGCATGGTCATAGCGTGTATAGCGCCATACCTTCAGCTTGACCCGCTCCATTGCCGCCGGCTTGTTCTTGTTGAACTCGGCCTCGGTCATCATCATCTGCCGGTTGCCCATGTAGTAGATCAGGCACAGCGACGGGTCGATCTCGTGTACCGCGTTCGGGCATTCGGCGCGCAGCCTGCCGTGGTTGCGGGCGTTGGCCTGGCTTTTTACGTCCAGCTTGCGGGCGCGTAGCAACCGGTTTACCTGGGCGACACCCACATTCACTTCCAGGCCGTTGGCGTCGGCGATGTTCATCGCCACGGCGGTCGGTTTGGTGGCTTTGCCGTTGGCGCGCACCGATACGCTTTTAAACGCCGCGATGTGGTCTAACGTTTGTTTGGATAGGCGTGTCATGCCGGTATCGCTGCGCTGCTTGCGGCCGGACTGATATCCGGCAAATAGTGCCAACCACTTCCATACCGTCTGCTTGCTGCGGCTATGCATCGCCGCAAACTCGTCCACCAGCTTGCCGCCTTGCCCGTGCGCGGCGGCGTCCAGTTTCCGCTTCAGTTCCAGCAGGCATTCCATCATCTCCGCGCTTGGTCGGTTCATCACCATCCACTCCTGCGTCCTGTTGTTCACGACTGCGCCAACCAACGGATGCGGGCGTCGCTGAAGGCGCCCAGGGTGCGGTCAAAGCTCATGCCCAAGGCTTCCAGCATGTCCGCGCATTCGTTATGGATGCCGACCAGTTCGGCCGCCAACATTTCCCGCGCCCGATTCAGCGCCGCTTCCTCGGCTTCCGACGCGGGCTCTATCTTCATCGCCTGTTCGCGGATCACATCGAGCGAACCCAGTCCGTGCTTGATCTTTTTGCGGCTGGCGTCGATCTGATCCAAATAGCCGCCAAACGCCGCCGGCCAATCGATATGCGCAAACTGCGGCCGGTCCAGGCGTTGTCTCTCCAGTTCAATGTCCAGTTCGGTGATTTTCTTTTCCTTGTTCTGAATGACGCCCTCTTGCGAAGCCACCCGTTTTTTCAGCTCGGTGTTTTCGGATGCCAGCGTTTCCTTCTCGCGTTGGTGCTTGGCGGCCAGCTGCTGCATCAAGTCCAGCGCGTTGTCCAGGCTTTCGGATTCGATCGCCTGGGCGATGATTTGTCTGTCGTCGTTGGGCAGGGCTTTTAAGGCGTTGTAGTCGCGTTGGCGGAAGCCTAGCTTTTCAGCCTGTTCGTAAAGTTCTGATCCCAGTGCGTTGTAATTTCCTATGAGCTGCTGTACCCGTCGTGCAGACTTACCAAGGAAAACCTCGCAGAACTCCTCAAAAAGCGAAACGTGTTTCGTGTTTCCGTTTTCGTCCTGATATGGCAAGCCCTTGTATTGCTTGGTTTCCTTGATTTTCATAGCGGTTTCAGCAATGAATTTACCCGAAACCGTTTCGTAAAATTGTGCCGCTTCAATCCGTCCCAGTGCCTTGATCGCATCAAAGCTGCCCATGATCACCGCATCGGCGGCGGCTACGGCGTTGTTCTCGCTGCGAATCTCGGCCAGGGTGCTATTTTCCTGGGATGCGTCGGTAAATTGTTCGACTTGCGTGTCTGTTGGGGTACGTGCCATCGTTTATCCTCTGTTCAATCGGTTTTGTGATTCGGCTATCCGTTCAGCGGCGCTATTCAGCGACTTCAAAATCTGTACGGCATACTGTGCATGGCGGTGGCTTGGCCTGATACGTCCTGTCTCCGGGATGCGTTCGGCAAAGCCGGCTGTCTCCAGGGTGGCGACATAGCGTGTGATGTCGCTCGCCGAAAATCCGGTTTCCCTGGCCAACTCGGTATTGTTGAAGCCGTGGGCAAAGTTGCGCAGCAGCACATCCAGCACGGTCAATACCTTCAGGGCGCTTTTTGTATCCTGTGTCGTTCTTGTTTTTGTTGTCATGTTATTCTTCGTCAAACGGCAGTTCGGGTTGATGCGATTTTTCGACGTTCATCTTGTGCCAGGCGAGTTGCTCAAGCGCGGTTTGTATTACCGAGATGGTTTCTTCGGTGCTGATCTTGTCAGCATTGAAATCCAACAACGCGCCAACGGTATTGTTAAGGGTTTGTTGTAAAGCCAGGATGTCGCCTGACTCCAGTTTTTTTCCGCGAGGGATGTCGATTACCAGCTTGCCTCCGGATACCGCCAGCCAACGACTGACCAGATCGATACCGCAAGCATGTTCAAACGGCTTCAGCATGCGCAGCGGTAGGTTGCAAGTTTCCACCCATTTGTAAAACGTCCACTTGTTCACCTCGCCCATTAATTCGGCGATGTTATCGACTGAGCGGTTGTGATTTTCGCGGGCATGGTCAAGGCACAGGTCGATCGACTGGCGAAGATTGCCGGGTTGTACGCGTTTCCAGTTGCGTTTAGCCATTGGAACCCCACAGAATCAGAGCTTCCAAACAAAATCCGGCTTTGCATCTGGTGAAAAATTGTTTTAAAGTGCAAAAATATTCCCGACTGATAACAGACGGGAGAAACCGATGAGCGAAAAAGATTTTGACGAACTGGCAGGCCGCATAGAAGGCTTGGCTAATTTTGTTTTGAGCGTTGCCGCGCAGCTTGAAATGAATGGACATATTGATGGGCCTCTATTTACTGATCGAATCCATCGTTATGCGGCTGAACGGACTGTGCCAGGCCAACCCGAGTGCACGGCGGCGGCTCGTCGAATGCTGCTTGGGCTGGCTGATGAGTTTGACCAAATGCGCGCAAATCGTCGTTTTCACAATAATCAATGACTTTTGAGCCAATGAGGGGCGCATCGAAGGACGCGCCCCAATCATTCTGAGCTGCCGGCGCTGGCACAGGTGCAAGCAGTGGATCGATGGTTTTCCAAAATTCTTCTGACATGGCGTCCTCGATCGGGATTATTGATGGGCGTTGAATCGATACTTGCCGCTTTTCAGCAGGCAAACCGAAGCGGTCGAAATGCCCAAATGCCGGGCGATGTCGGCGCCGGATAGCCCTTGTGCGGTCAGGTCGAGCACTTGGGCTTCGTCTTCGCGGGTAATCGGCCGGCACTCGCGGCGCGGCTTGCGCTGATGGCTTTCCAGCAGGGCGGTATAGCGTTGGGTCACGTCCAGCGCCTGGGCCAGCGCCGCGATCGACGATTGCGTGGTGGCAGACAGCACGGCCAATTGCGATTGAATGCCGCGCAGCACGTCCAGCATCTCGGGAGACGTGCCGGCGCCCTGCGGCTGGTTCAGCCCGGACCAATGCCGCCAGAGCACTTCGTCGCATTCGTTTTGATAGCGG